TGTCATTCTGGAACCTGAGCGACGATACCAGCGCAACCGATACTGGCGCGGAATTTGACGGCGGCGGCGGCTCGATGGAGCCTATCCCGGACGGCACCACCGTCTTGGCAATGCCGGACGACGCCAAGTGGGCAGAAGATCGGCAAGGCAACGAGCACCTGTCCATCCGCTGGACGGTGCTGAAGCCGGAGGCCTATCAGGGTCGCAAGATCTTTCACAAGCTCTGGGTGTCTGCTGACAAGCCCAAGCATAAGGACCCGGTGAAGTACCGGGACAAGCAGCTCAAGATGCTGGCTGCGATCGACACGAACGCCGGGGGCAAGTTGGCCCGCAAGCAGGGCAAGCCGACGGACAACGAACTGGCACTGGCGCTGGTCAACAAGCAGATGACGCTTCGGCTGGGCGTCTGGGAGATGGACGGCGACAATGGGCCGATGTCGGGTAATTGGGTGCAGGCCATTGGCGACAAGGCCAAGCCTGTGTCCGAGGGGCAGGCCCGCAAGCCGGCGACGACGCGGCCGGCAACGGATTATCGTGATCTGGACGACGACGTCCCCTTCTAACCCCTGACCGGACCCCGCTTTCTGGAAAGAGGGCGGGGCGAGGATGAGGAGATAGGAGAAGAGAGATGACGCTTGGTGAAGAAATTAGAGCTGAACGTGCGAAAGGCATGTCATTGTTTGATGCCAACCACATTGTCCGGCAGCGCCGCGCGTTTGCTCAGCTAGAAGCAGTTGATACCATCCCAGAACTTAAGGAACTGGTCCGTACGCTAATTCTTGAAACTCGCTTTTCCTCGGGAGTACGCGGATGACTGCCCCCCAACGCACCCCCGCCTGGTTCGAAGCCCGCAAGGGCCGAGTGACGGGCTCGAGCGTAGGCGGTATCCTAGGACTGTCACCGTACTCCAGTCGCGACGCGGTCATGCGTGCCATGGTCCGCGAAGCCCTTGGGGCACCCAGCGAGTTTCCCAGCCCCGATCCTGCTCCTGTGGCGTGGGGCAAGGCGATGGAAGCTACCGCCATTGCCGATTTCGAGATGACGACCAGCGAGGCGGTAACACCTGCGCCGTTCGTGCCTTTCGAGGATTGGCTTGGCGCGTCTCCTGACGGCTATGTCAGCGATGGGCGGCTGATAGAAGTCAAGTGTCCGTTCTACATTCGCAACGATCAGTTGCCAGCGTTCAAGTCGATCGACGATCAGCCGCATTACATGGCGCAGATGCAAGTGCAGATGTATGTCACGGGCTATACGTCCTGCTGGTTCTTCCAGTGGACGCCGCATGACTCCGCGCTTAAGCTCATCCACCGTGACGACGACTGGCTGGCCACCAACATCGTACTTTTGAAGGAATTTCATTCTCAATATCTGCATGAACTGCAGCACAACGCAGAAGAACACCTAGCACCTCTCCGCCAGATCATCGACACCCCCGCAGCCCACCAGATGGTCGCGGAATACGATCAGCTATCCGAGGCGATCGATCTGGCGACGGAGCGGAAGAAGGAAGTCTTGGCGGAGATCGCGGCGCTGGCCCAAGGGCAAGATGCCCTCATTGCCGGGCGCAAGCTGACGAGGGTGGAAAGGGAAGGGGCGGTATCCTATGCCAAGGCGCTGAAGGCGCTGGCTCCGAATGCGGATCTGGAGCCGTATCGGGGGAAGTCGTCTATTCACTGGAGGTTGTCATGAGCAGCAATTACGGGCAGCAATTCATGAAATGCCCTAATTGTGGCGCGCTCGCCGAAAGCGAGGCGGTCGATGTAGGCGTAGGTCTTTATATCAAAGGCGATTATGCCTGTTCAAAATGCGATTGGGATTTAGGAGGGCCATCTGATTTTGGCTTTGTAGAAATGGAAGCTCGTGATTTTGCGCCGCCAGAGTCTAGCCATGTTTAAACCCCGCCCCTACCAGGCCGCCGCCATCGACGCCGCAAAGGCCGAACTCCGGCAAGGCGTCGACCCTATCCTGATCGAAGCCGCCACGGGTGCCGGCAAGTCGTTGCTGATCGCATATCTGGCCGAATGGCTACATGATATCAGCGGCGGCAAGAAGGTGCTGTGCTTGGCACCGCAGCGCGAGCTGGTGATCCAAAACGCCGCCAAGTACAAAGCGCTAGGTGCGCCCTGCTCGCTGTTCTCCGCCAGTGCCGGGGCCAAGTCTACGCGCCACCCCGTCGTTTTCGGTACGCCCGGCACCGTGTCGCGGTCTATCTCACGCTTTCTGGATGGCTATTGCGCTGTCGTGGTGGACGAGGCCCATGGCATGACGCCAACCGTGCGCAGCATTATCGAGGCCATGCAGGCGGCTAACCCGCGTCTGCGGGTCATCGGGACCACTGCGACGCCTTTCCGTTTGGGGGAAGGCTATATTTACCGCATCGGTCCGGATGGTAAAGCCAATGGCGATGATACGTGCCGCGACCCGTACTTCTTGAAATGCGTCTATCGCATCCAGGCGCAAGACCTGATCGACCAGGGCTATCTGACGCGACCTGTGGTATCAGCCACTGGAGCCGACGCCTATGATACATCGGGCTTGCAGCTACAGCGTAACGGCCATTTTGCTCCTGGCGCGGTCGACCAGGCTTTCGTCGGGCATGGCCGCAAGACCGCCAGCATCGTGGCGGACGTGGTGTCGCGCGCGGGTGGGGCGATGGGGGTGGTGTTCTTTGCCGCGACCATCCAGCACGGGCAGGAGATCCTGGCATCGCTGCCCCCATCACTGTCTGCGCTCATTACCGGCGGCTCCAAGGATCGCGAAAGCATTCTGCGACGGTTCGAGGCTCGCCAGCTCAAATATCTGGTCAATGTAGGAGTGCTGACCACAGGTTGGGACTGCGCCCATGTCGACGTGATCGCTATTCTTCGCAAGACGGAGAGTGTCGGCTTACTACAGCAGATCATCGGCCGGGGCTTGCGCCTCCATCCCGACAAGCGCGAAGTCCGCATCATGGACTATGCTGGCAATATCGAGGATCATTGCCCGGACGGCGACTTGTTCGCACCGATCGTGAAGGCGCGTGGCAACAAGGAAGCCGGTGGCGAGGTGAAGGCGGAATGTCCGGCCTGCGGCTATGAGAACGAGTTCACCCGCCACAAGGACGCAGAAGGCTACACGCTCGACAAGAACGGCTATTGCCTGGATGTTTGGGGCGCACGGGTCGAGACGGAATACGGCCCCATGTCGGGCCATTATGGCCGGCGTTGTTTCGGGATGGTGCGCATGGTCGGCAATGACGGCCGGCACGATCGTTGCAACTACCGCTGGACCTCCAAGGCCTGCGAGGCGTGTGGCGCAGACAATGACATTGCGGCTCGCTATTGCCGGGAGTGCAAGGCGGAGCTGGTAGACCCGAATTCCAAACTTATAGCCGACTTCCAGGCCATGAAGAAAGACCCACATCACCCGCAAACGGACGTGGTTCTGTCGTTGGAGCTTAAGCCATCGGTGTCTCAGAAGGGCAATGCCGTAGTGCGCGCGGATTGGGTAACGCCATATCGCCGTTTCAGCACGTGGCATCAAAAGGAGGCGACATTTGCCAAGGCAAAGGCGGATTGGGCGCGGTTCGACGCTGCTACCAGAGAAGGGCAGCCAGACACCGTATCCTACGTTAAGGAGGCTGGATCATCCTTCTACCGCATCCTGGCCTTCAATGAGCCGGCTGACGAATTGGAGAGCATGGCGGCATGACTTACAATGTATACGGCACCCCCACATCCGACCCATGCCCATCTGAAAAGGTGGAAATGGCTAGCTTCTTTAGCCGTCTGCGTCGCCAATACCCCCATTTGGGAGCTATCGCGCTACACATCCGCAACGAGGGCAAGCGCACCGCCATGCAGCAGCGAGCCATTGTTGGCGAAGGTGGCTTTGTGAAGGGCGCGTCGGATGTGATCATTCCCGGCGCGCCTACGTTTGTCATGGAGATGAAGTCGCGCGCGAAAATCGTTAAGGTATCGAAAGAGCAAAAGGCGTATCTAGAGGCTGCGGCTGCCAATGGAGCATTTGCCTGTGTGGCGCTGGGGGCGGTGGGGGCATGGGAGGCTCTGCAAGTTTGGATTGAAAACACTCAACAAGGAAGGAACTGAGGTATGGCAAAGAAGGAACGGCCTCTCACTGATCGTCAGGCAGAGGCGCTACGCATGGCATTTGCAGAACCAACCCTCTATGGTGATCACAAAATTATCGAAGGATATGGGCGCTCCATCAGAGGCTTGCGCAATCGCGGCTTGGTCGAAGGCGATCTACCACATGTATGTCTGACGCCGAAAGGCGTAGAGCAGGTAAAGCAAATTGCGATCTGAGGATGGCCGGGACGGGATGGGCATTGTCCGCCCCGTCCAATGGTGGCTGACCGAAGTGTTGTCCGGTCGCATTCCCCTCACCGACGCGCCTGCCTCTATCCAGAGCTGGGCGCGTTTCCCCATATTCGAGGGTGCCAAGGAAATCATCCGCTTGCCCGATGCCGCACAAAGAAAGGCCGCACTCACCAAGATCCCCTTGGGCGTGCGGCCTTATATTGAGGCGGAAGTTACCAGGCTGTGGCCTATGCGGGCGGCGTTACGCGATGGCTAGCCCCACACTCACACAAGCCGCCCGAAATTGATCGGGATCGCGTATCCAATGCGCCCCGGTTTCAAGGTGGCGGCGCAGCAGGTTCATGCTGGAAATCTTGATACGGTCTTCCGTGTCACTTGGGTTTTGCTGACCGTGGAATGCGGGTTCCAGGTGAGAGCCAGTATCCTTGGTGGATAGAAGGCCTTCGTATATATACGCCATCCTGCGACGGTTTTTATTAAGGCATGTTTCCATCACGCCTTTCTGAGATAATGATTTTAAAGCCAAAGACACTTCTGTAGCTTTAACGCCAACTTGCGCAGCAATCTCATAGTTAGTGGGGCAAGGATCTTTAGATTTGGCCGCAACAGAAATCAGCGACACAATACGCAGTTCATTTTCTGTCAGAGTTTTAGCATTTTGCACGTTGCGATTTGCTCTTTTCCAGACCGCTGCCTCTGTCTTGCCTAGAAAATTGGCAATGCTAGCTAAGGTAAGGCCTTGCTGCCGCATTTTGATAAGCTCGATCTTTTCCTGATTTGTCCAAAATGTTTGGCTCATTGTGGGTTCCTCTCTTGCTCGAAAATATCCAATGCCCGCTCCATACGGATCATCACGTCAACGCTGACAGTGCCTCGCGCCTTGGCTCGTGACCAGACGGACGGGTAAACCCCGGCCTTGTCACATACCTGGCGCACCGTCTTGCGGGCGGCGAAAGCGCGTTCTTCGACGCGCTGCATATGGTCTAAATGGGTCATGTGGGTTATCTGGCGGTAAATTTCAAGCCTGTCCAGAGCTAATTCGCGGTTGACACCTATATTTGGCTGGCCCATACCGGTCTCAGAGAGAAGGAGCATTCCATGCAAACGCAAGACCACATCATCGCCGCCATCCAGCGCTTGCCGCTGACGGACCAGATCGACATCATGCATAAGGTAGCGCAAGGCAGCGACTTCGACAGCATCGCCAATCACCTGGCCCATGAGCTGGAAAGCGTCATCACGCGCATGAAGGATGATGCCCTCGACGCGGCGGTGATGGAGCAAACGCGGTTGCATGGTCATGAGGTGGGCTATCTCACACTGGTCCACAATCGCAACGGCGGGGTGTGGCTGTGACCCGCATCCGTTATCAGGGCCGCGACTATCATACCCCGGCGTATATGCCGGTGCAGGAAAGAGAGAGGATTGAGGGGATGAATAAGGAATTTGACCGGGGCAGCACATGGGCGATGTTGCTGGCTGTATGCGCCATCTTCTGGTGCGCGGTGTTTGCATGGATCTTCGCGGCATGACCGCCCCTCAAACTGTGGCTGATGTGCAGCATACACCGGGGCCTTGGCTGGTGACCGGACCGTTCGACACCAACGATTACGACGACAGTGAGGGATGGTATCGCATTGAGGCTGCGCGGACTCTTGATTTGCGCGTGTGTCGTTCTGCCGATGGCTACGTGGAGGGCGAGAACGAAGCCAACGCCCGCCTGATCGCTGCCGCACCTGATCTGCTCAAGGCATTGCAGTCGACGCGTAAGCGCTTGTGGTTCATCGTTGGGGTTAACGACCCGTCGATTGTTGAAGCTGACGCCGCCCTTCGCGCAGCCGCCACCTCCGCCCGTCAGGGAGAGACGAAGTGAGCCGGATCAGCGAACATCATCGCGCCACTTGCGGCGTAGAAGGCAAGTGCAGCGTGCCGATGTGGTCGGCTGGATCGCCTGACGGTTTTTGTGACCGCACGGCATATGGCCAGCAGTACGCCAAGGGCACGGC